TGTGACTAAACTGGATATGACTAATCCAGAACATAGAAAACAGTATGCTGAGTATCGTAAGAAACTGGGCTACTAAACATTAACAATAAAAGGAGATTAGCAAAATGGCTAATGAATCAGATACAGGTTCACTTCAACACTTAATTGCCCCTATAGTTCAGGAAGCAATGTTTGTGGCAAGTGAAACTTCAATCATGCCAGGACTTGTGAAAGTTTTCCAAGTTCCAGCAAACGCAGGTAAGGTATTACAAGTGCCTTTATACCCTGTACAAACAATCGCTAGTGACGTAGGTGAGGCCGCAGACTTATCAAACACTGAGATCTCAACTGGTGTTGCTAACATCACATTAACAGAAGCAGGTATCATGACTACATTGACTGACATGGCAAGAAACCATTCAGTATCAAATGTTGTTGCTGACCTAGGTAAGTTATTTGGTGAAGCGATCGCGAAAAGACACGACAGAGCATTAACAGGCTTGTTCTCAAGTTTCAACACACAGATTGGTGTACAACCAGATGAGTTAGAAGTGAAAGACTTGTTTGAAGCATATGCTACATTGAAAGCAAATGCGGTGCCAGGACCATACTTTGGAGTGTTCAATCCTAAGTCAATCTACAATATCAAGAAAACATTAACGAACACTTTCGTTAATCCAAATGCTTCTGCTGTTGTTAACCAAGCGATGAGCGAAGGTTACATTGGTAGAATCGCAGGTATTGATATCTTTGAAAGTTCAAATGTTGTTGAAAGTTCAGCGACTGACGTCACTAACGCAGTATTCTCAAGAGATGCGTTAGGTTTAGCGGTTGCTCAAAACATCAACATTGAGACACAAAGAGACGCTTCATTAAGAGCTGAAGAAATTGTTGCTTCTACAAGATACGGTGTATCTGTATTACACAATTCTTACGGTGTTAAATTAATTGGAGATAACCAAATCAACTAATAATTGATTTTGTTTATTTTTGTACTAAAGGGCCAGTGGAAACATTGGCCCTTTTTTTATGACCATTAAATAATAGTATGAATCTAGTTTGGTTTAATGGAGAATCCGCTGAATTGTTCCACAAATGGTTGCCACCACAGAATTTGGAAGTGGGCACCAACTTCATACAGGAGAAGAGACCAGTCCATGTGGTGTGTGCCTATGACATACCCATCATCAAACAGATAAAACTGGATCCCACCACAGAATACTACACAAGACCAGATGGTCAATCACCAGGATGGAAAGTGCTCACAGATCTCAGATTGGGAGGCACCAACAGCGGTATGTTGGCCGTATATGTGGCCCTACAGAAATCATCAGGTCCCATCTACATATTGGGCTGTGATTGGGGTTTGAATGATCAAAGCATATTTGATCAAAGATATGGACACACACAGACCAAGATCAAATACAACAATGGCATGAAGAGAACATTGAAGAGCATCTGCCAGAACAGATTGGTTTATGTGATCAACAACAACAAGGTGGATACTCCATTGCCTGTTATGTCAGTTGATAACTTTCTTTTCCAGATTCATAATAAATAACAATATCAAGGCAGGACCTTGTAGAAACTAAAAGAAGGACTTTTACGATGGCTACATTCGCTACTGATTCAGACCTACTAGAATACGTTCCAGATATCAAAAAATACGGTATCCAGGAATTCCTAACTGAACACGAAAAAACATACGACGACATAATCAGACTACTGAACATAAAATGGTTCCCAACAACACAATACTCAAGATACGACATCTCAGTATTGGGTGGAGAAGAAAAATTATCTCCAGGTAGATTGGATCCCAATCAATTTACCAGAGCCGCTGTTTATCACGTGTTGGCCTACTATATTTTTCCAAAACTTTCTACGTTTGAACCTGATGGAGACGCATTCAGGGAACAGATGAGTTTTTACAAGGCAAAGTTTGAAGAAGAATTTGACCTCATTTTGAGGGTGGGTGTATCATATGACCTAGATTCATCTGGCACATTCACGGACAGTGAAAAACAAACATTTTATAACGGTAGATTGATTAGATAATGTCAGCAAGAGAAAACATAGTAATCAACATACAGAGACAATTGGAGAACATGACTGATCCAGCACCTGGTTTGGTTTCAAGGGTGTTCTTTGATGTACAGAAATTGGCAATTACACAGTTTCCCGCTATCCTACTGGTAACCAGCAACGAGGTCAGAGAGGATATGGCCACTGATATAAGACAAGGTACTATTCAATATCAATTGAGATGCTATGTGAGAGGCACTGAAATTGATACTCTTAGAAATGAAATCGTAGAACGAATTGAAGAAACATTAGAACTTTCTAGAGACAGAGATATTGCTTTATCAGTGGATAATATTCATAATGTTACCACTAGAATATCCAATGTAGAAATAATTGAACGTGAACTACCTTTAGGTGAAGTTATAGTGAATGTAGATGTCACCTATAGATACAAAAAAGGAGTGTTATAATGGCAGTTAAAATGTATAAAAATACAAGTTTCAAACAAGTGCGAGGCTTAGATGTTCAAGCACACTTGAAAGATGGTTGGACCTTTGAACCATCTAAAACAAAATCAATTTCCAAAAGAGGTTCTAAAAATAGAATCACTGTGAAAGAAGTTGATATAATCAAACCAGATCTTACAGGTCCTGAAGATCTAATAACAAACGAGGAGTAATACAATGCCTATTAATACAGGTGTATATACTGGAGAATCTGGAGTTATAAAATTTACAGGTGACGACTCTGCTGTTGTGGCAGTTGCGAGTGTTAGATCATTCACAATTGATCAAGAAACACAAACAATTGAATCAACAGTAATGGGACAATCTGCTAGATCTTATGAACCAGGTCTAAAACAATTCTCAGGATCAATGGATGTCTATTTTAGAGATGAGAACGAAGGTCAAAAAGGATTGTTTAATGCTATTGGTGGTTACGGATCAGGTGGAACAGCGATTGAGCTGTATCCGTCTGGTGAAACTACTGGTATCAAATTATCTGGAAATGTTATTATCACAGGTCATTCAATCACATCAAATTTTGATGGTATGGTTGAGGCTTCAATAACTTTCCAAGGAGATGGTGCTCTAACAAAGACTGATATATCATAATCAATGGAGATTAGAGTATCTTTTAATAGCAAACGAGTGATCGCTGAACTATCAAATGATGTAGATCAGATGGTCCGCTCAATATCCCAAGATCTGTTTGACACGATCAAACAGAAAACACCAGTTCGTTCTGGTCGTGCTAGGAAATCTTGGAGGTTAAGGAAGCAAAGGAAATTTAATTATAGAGTTTCCAATCCTGTGCCTTACATAGACAGACTAGACGAGGGATATTCTAAACAAGCACCGCGTGGTATGACACGACCAGCCACACGGGAAGTGCTCAATAGAGCAAGAAGGAGATTCAGATAATGTCTGAAGTAATAAAAAACATACAAGATCACTACAAATCAGCGATTGGTGGTGAAATGAAAAAATATCATTGTAAGGAATGGGACATTGATGTTTATTATAAAAAAACTTACCCATTCAAAGACGAAGCCCGTGTGATTGAATTACAATCCAAAGGCAAGACAGTGGAAGCATTGGTTGAAACTTTGATAACCAAAGCAAGGAAGGCTGATGGTTCCAAAATGTTTATGGATGCGGACAGGATAACTCTAATGAATGAGGCTGATCCCACAGTCATCGTGAAGGTGGCCGCGGCAATCAACTCTGCGAAACTAGACACTCCTGTGGAGAGCATCGCAAAGGAATAGAATCCAGTGGTGAGTTAAGGCTCATTATGATGGTCGCTGATAGGCTCAAAAAAAGCATATCAGAGGTAATGGAGTTTTCAACACTGGAGTTGAGTATGTGGTCAGCGTACTACAAACTTGAACAGGACCAAAGTGAGCGAACTATGAGACAAATGAAAACGAGGGGAAAAGGTGGCCGCAGGTAATATAGATCTTAATGTTGTTGTACGAAATGAACAGGCATTGGGAAAACTTAACAGGAATCTAGACCAAGCATCCAAATCAAGTTTGAATTTGGGGAGAGCGGCCAAACTTGCGGCAGGAGCCCTTGCCACTATTGGAGTTGGTGCGGCATTAAGGGGCATAGTCCAGACCACAGCGGCATTCCAGGATCTGAGAACATCATTAAGTTCAGTGACTGGATCAGCACAGGCAGGTGCTGAAGCATTTCGTTTCATAACAGAATTCGCTACACAGACACAGTTCTCAGTTGAAGATCTATCAAAGAGTTTCATTAAATTAAAAGCCGCAGGTATTGAACCAACACAAGACCTATTGACATTATTCACAGACACTGCCGCTATCACCACAGATCAAATTGGAACACTTGAAGCGGTCACTGACTTGTTTGCAAGAACAGTATCAGGGGGATTGGGCTTAGAAGAAATTCAGAGATTAGGAGATAGAGGGGTTCCAGTCCTTAGAATACTTGAACAGGAACTTGGAATCACAAGGAACGAGATATCAGAATATGGTAAGACGGCTGAAGGTGCCCGTAAGATCACTGAAGCATTCGCAAGAGGTATCAGGAAAGAATTTGGAGGAGCCACAGAGGCATTATTGGGCAATCTAAATGTTGCATTTTCTAATTTAGGTATCCAGATAAGAACAGCATCAGATCTATTTGGACAGGGACTCTCACCTGTTATAAAAGATGCCACAGATGATTTTACAAAGTTCATTGCACAGAATGAACAAATGATACAACAATTGGG